GTATATCTAATCGGTCACGCAATACATCCATGTCTCTCATTTCCGCATAGTGACCATCCTTTAAGTAGGAGTAATGTATGTTGTTTCTTATCAAACTCCAATCTTCTTCTGCAATTACACCTTTGAGAATCAATTGTGTCTTGAGAATGTCATTGAAGAGAACATTGAATTTCTTCCTAAGTTTTTGAATAAATTTAGTGAATTTAACTTCATCTCTTGTAATCTCTGCACCTCTACCTAAATTGAACGTAGATTCCTGTTCCAATCGACTTACAGGAATATTGAGTGAACGATAAAGTTTTCTCTGAAAATAAACAATGTCTTCAACTTCACCAAGGTTTTGTCCACCAGGCAAAGTAGTAATTTCTGTTCCTCTTCCACCTTCTCTTCGTGGCAACCAGAAATCCTCCAACATACTCATCTGATTTCTGTCATCTCGTATCTCACCTGTAGCTGCGTTATACACTAACTTGTTTCGATATCGATTCATGACATCTTTGAGATACTGTTCCGCTTTAATCTTTGGAAGATTACCAACATCAATGTAGAATATCCTTCTTTCAGGAGCTCTTGAGATACGATAGATGACTACCGAATCCTCAATCATTCTGAGTTGGTTTACTGGTTTGATTGCTTTGTGAAGATATGATAGAACAATGTTTTTTGTAGGGTCATAAAGTCCAGAAGGACAATATGCAATCGAATCAGATGTTATTTGAAATGCTCCGCCTGCAGCAACTTGGTCCATTCCTTTTTCATTAAAAACATAATGGTCTGATACTACTTTTATGTTTGGAGTTCCTTTTGCCGAAGCTTCTTTTTCTATCTTTTTTATTCTTTTTATTTTTAAACTATCAATGTATCTTAATTCTTGTATTCCGTCTTTTGGATTACTTTCATTTAAAATTTTATGATAATATATTCTTCCATCAATATACCACCTTCTAAAAATATCGTGTGCTTTATTATTGAAATCTAACAGGCGGAGAACTTGTTCAAACTCTTGACGAATTCTTGTTCTTATCTTTGAGGAAAATGGGACTTTATCTGTAACAATGCTGACTGTCTCACGGCCTGGTTCAACATTTACAGATTCATTGATGATATCTTCTATTGCAAAATCACATTCTGGATGTTCAGATGCAGACCGATATCTTCTAACTAAATCGTATTCGTTTTTTGCAGATGCGTTTAGGTCTAGGTATTCGCTGTAGAATCCAGCAACTGTGCTTGCGCCGTCATCCATGTCAGGGAGAACAAAACTAGGTTGCTCTCCCCTCTCTTTGGATGCACGTTTTATTTCAAAACCAAATAATTGTGCCATAATACTCCGTAATTACAAAATATTTATACGGAGAATTAGCTTGTAGTATTGGTTTCAAAAAATTGGTAACGATAAGTCACTTCAAATGTCTCTACGGCATCATTTTGGTCATAACCTAACTCGATTGGAGCAATTGTTTGTGGAAACAATCCTCTAAAAGTGTATGACTTGATAGCTTCTCCAGCTCGGTCCAGTTGATCCACGAATGCATCAACTTGGTAATCTGAAGGATTCTCAAGTCCACTATTATCAGACAATGCATTAATAGCATTCATCCACCTCTCCATTGCATTACGAATTAAGAAGTCAGTATCATTCATGATGGTTGTAGTCCATGCTTCAAATGTGCGGTCACCAGCGATATACAACTGACGCCCTCTGAAAGGAACTGCAACTTCACCTAGAGTCATTCCTGGCAAGTTTGTAGCTTGACAAAGAAAAGACATAACTCTTGTCTCTCCTCCTGCAGCTGCAAAGCCGGGAAAAGGCATTGTGACTTGAAACTGATTCGCACGAGCACCACCTCCTGCGAGTACTGCTTTAAAATCGTTGATTGTTGCCATTTAGTCCTCCTTACGCTCCAACTACTTCACTGAATGCAACACCAGTTTTTGTGGCGATGAAGTTCAGAGAAATAAAGTTAATAGACCGAGCAGGTTTGACAAATATATCAGCAACAAACTCGTTACGATCAACAACCGAGCCTGGGTTGTTTGTTTCGTCACATACTACCAAGAAATCTGTGACACCCCTTCTTCCTTGAACATCACGCAAGAAAGGTTCAACTTGATTCCTGAATCCAGCTCGTGTGAACTCATCGTTGAATTCAAACAACTGAAATTTAGCAGCGGTTGAGATTGCTTTCTCAAGAGTGATAAACAATCTTCGTACATTGATTCTATCAAATGCACTTGGTTTTGCTTGTGCGGTTTTATCACCGAACAGAACTGTTCCCTGGCCTGGGAAGGAACAAACTGGATTGATTCTTGCACGATAAAGAATGTCCCTGTTTGCTTTCTGAGGATTATACGCAAGTTTTACAACTCCACGAATCTGACCTCTACTGAATCCTCCTGGCGAGAACCATGAATCTGCAACTGTATCGGTCCTTGCACAAAGACCGGCCATATCTCCGTTAAGTGGTACGTATCGATAAGTGTCATTATACTTGTCGTACATATACTTGTACCCACTATCAAAGAATCCGTATGATGTTGATGTCAATGCATCAAAAAATGCTTTAACATTTGATGTTTGAGTGACCTCACTCGCAACATTAACAACATCATCAGCTTCTGGAGAAACAAATGCGACTGCATCTTTGCGGTCAGTACACATATCCAATGCATTTCCTGCTTTGGTAGCATTTGCTTTACCACACATGAAAAGACTCAAATCTACTGTTTCAGTATCTTTGAATCGGTCAATTCCATCTTTTGCCTCACCATCTGATAATGTGAATGCACTAGTTCCATCAGCACCACCTGTCAAAGTATCAGTTGTGATTACCTGAGACAATGCAGTAAATAATGTTTGTGCTTGAGTTGCAATTGTATCACCATATCCTGTACCCACTGAAGGATGGTCCATCCAGTAAATCATTGTGGATTCGTTGTAAATTACATCAACATAGTAGTTTGTACTTCCGTCTGCTTTTCTAGCATCAGAAAGTTTTGATACACCAGCAAAAGTTTCAATAACTTGATTTGGTACACCTGTGATACTACCATCTGTGTCTATTACAACAATATGCAGTTCATCAGCAGTTTCTACACCAGAACGATCTTTTACATAATCAGATGTTCCAGGCGCAGCGTCAAACAAGTCATAATATTCCCACCTTCTACGAACCTGTGTACCATCAGCAATAGCTGACCTGAGACCTCCAGCAGTATTTGCGGTTCCAAACCTTTCAATAGTGATAGTGTTACCAGCGTCAATTGCAGTAATTCTATATTCAGACCCATCGGCTTCACCAAAATGAACGATATCCCCTACCACAAAACCAGTTGTTGCAGCTACAGATATTACTGTCTGTCCTGCGGCTTCAGCTGCATCTAATGTTGTTACATTTGTTTGTTCGTAATTAGCTGGAGAGTAACACGCAGAAACTTTAATACTGTTACCCCACGATCCAGCAGTCCTTGCAGCCCAAGGTCCAACTGAACCAGCTCCACCACTATAGGTATTTGTATAGTGGTCTGTTGACCTAATCAAAAGTCCATTTCCCGATGTTGCAGTAGCATTTAATAAACCAGCGATAGATGGTCTTACTACTCGTAATGCGTTACCATATCCAAGAAAGTTAGCGGCACAAAACCAATCTTCAAACTGACTACCAGTGGTTTGAGGTTGACCAAAAACTTGTACCAATTCTTCTTCAGAAGCAATTGCAGTGATTTCATCAACTGGACCTTTTTGTGCGGCCATGACGATACCACCAATTGAAGTTGCGACAGCGGGAACTACGTTTGTTAAATCTTTTTCTGTTACCTGTACACCAGGCGAAACTTGAAACGCCATTCCATCTCCTTAAATTAGAAGTGTTTATGCATATATTTAGACATTTGGGGTTTTTCAGAACGTCTTTTATAACATAAATAGGTTATAATGAATCATTATGAGAAATATAAAATCACCATCAAAGAGGGTGTAAAGAAAGCTAGGAGAAAACGTGATATATGGATTAACGAATACTTGGCCGACAAATCATGTTTACACTGTGGGGAATCGGAAACGTGTGCCTTGGTCTTCTTCCCTGACAACAAAGAAATCAGAATCGTTTCAAGATCAAAAGGACTCAGAGAAAAACTCAGAGAGCCGATTCTGGAAAGGATACGGAAGAATAAAATTGTGTGTATGAATTGTGAAGCTAAATTGAAGAATGATATAGAACTATCACCAATCCTCTAACCATTCCTTATGGGATTGTACTACTGGTGACCAAGTAGACCCATACTCATCTACAGTTTCACCAATACGTACACCATATTCATCTGAAATACCATCTAATACAAAACCAAACGGAGCCATATCTTGGTCAACTAGGTCTTCTTTTTCTTTCCAAAGTTGTTGACGAATATCCATGTTAGTCAATTCTTTGAAATATGTTTGGTCAGATAACCACCCAAATAACACTAGACACATTGCAAGGTCATCTGTAGTTCCTTCTTCTGCCTCCCAAGACTGTCCCTTAGATACAAATGAAGATAACTCTACGATAGTATCAAAATCTTGTATGAATATCTTGTCAGCTTCCAACATAGTCTTGAAGTTTGAACACCCAACCTTTTTGAGTGCCTTAGTTGTTCTTACACCCAACTGAGCTTTCTTACCAGAAAAACCACCCCCTGCAACCTGTCCACTTCTACCATGTTGTGTAGTCATGATGAGATTATCATACTCTAAGTCAAACTGCAATGCATCTGCAACCTGAGCTCCAATATCATTGACTTCAACCAGAACGTATGCAAGATTATATGCAGTTGCAACCTTGTGTATGATTTGAGGAAAATTCATGGGTTTTATCTCATTGTCTCTGTAGACTGCAACTTGTTTATAGGGAACCTCTGAAATATCCATTACCATAAACGCAGAAAAATCACTATTAATTCCTCTTGATACATCGACTATAATGACATAACCAGAATCTTCTCTAGGTTTTTCGTATACTTTAAGTCCTGCGTTTTCTTGTATTGGGCTGT